TATTCGAGGCTGGTTTGGTGTGGTATCCTGAGGCTTCTTGGGCAGAAGAGGTCATTGAAGAGATGGCCGCGTTCCCATTCGGGGAACACGACGATCACTGCGACGCCGCGACGCAAGCTCTGATGCGGTTCAGACAGGGTGGGTTTTTGACACACCCCGAGGACATGGTAGTCGAGCGGATCGAACGGGAAGTTAAAAGGATTTATTACTGATGGCTCAGTCCCCCTTTAATAATGTTGAGAAGTCAACGGACTCCGGAACTTTGGACGGGATGCGTGATGACGCAATGGGGGATCAGGAGCATGACGCCTTTGCAGAGCTTGAAGGCGCTCCTGAGAATGAACCCGACTTTCAGGATGAGGAAGTAGGCGAAGAGCAGCCTGACCATGAGTTTGCAGAGAACCTTGCAGAGTATCTTTCTGAAAAGGTCTTGCAGAAGATTGCAAAAGACTTGGACGACATGATCGACGAGGATGATCGCGGTCGTGAAGAGTGGAAGCATATGTATGAGAAGGGCATGGTCCTTCTCGGCTTGAACTATGAAGAGCGGACGGAGCCTTTTGACGGGGCTACCGGTGTCACGCATCCTATTTTGAATGAGGCCGTGACACAGTTTCAAGCTCAGGCTTACAAGGAACTTCTCCCTGCTGGCGGCCCTGTTCGGACCACGATCATCGGAAAGGCGACACCTGAGAAGGAGTTGCAGGCCGACCGAGTTCGGACGTTCATGAACTACCAGATCACGCAGGTCATGGAAGAGTTTGACCCTGACTTTGACCAGATGCTTTACTTCTTGGGCTACGGCGGATCGATGTTCAAGAAGGTTTACTACGACAGCTATCTTGGTCGGGCGACAAGCCCATACATCCAGCCAAAGGATCTGATCGTACCTTACGCTGCACGTGACTTGCTGACAGCGGAACGTGTCACGCATGTCTTGAAGTATTCCCCAAACGAGCTTAAGCGACTGCAAGTTAACGGTTTTTACCGTGACATTGAGTTGGGTAAGCCTTGGGCTGGCGGCAAAGACGAGATTCAGCAGCAGATCAATCGCACGACGGGTATTGATGACCCCGTCGATCCGAACGAATACACACTCCACGAGTGCCACTGCTACCTCGACATCGAAGGCTTTGAAGATAAAGACGAAAATGGCGCGGAGACGGGCCTCCAAATCCCGTATGTCGTGACATATGAGAAGACGTCGCTTCAGATTTTGTCGATCCGCCGTAACTGGAGAGAGGACGATGAGCGTAAAAAGAAGCGTCAGTTCTTTGTCCACTATAAGTTCTTGCCCGGAATGGGCTTTTACGGATTTGGACTCGTTCATCTTCTTGGCAATCTCAGCCGCGCTTCAACCTCTGTCCTTCGTCAGTTGGTGGATGCAGGAACTCTCTCGAATCTCCCAGCAGGATTCAAGGCCCGAGGTCTAAGGATCGAGGACCAAACGCCGATTCAACCCGGCGAATGGCGCGATGTTGACGCTCCGGGCGGTGATTTGGCCGCGAACCTCTTACCTTTGCCTTATAAAGAGCCGTCTGCCACGCTTTTTCAGCTTTTAGGCTTCTGTATTGACGCTGCCGAGAAGTTTATTGGCAATACTGACCTTGGAATGGGTGATTCCAACCAAGAAATGCCGGTCGGAACCACGATTGCGATCTTGGAACGTGGCTCTCGGGTCATGTCAGCGGTCCACAAGCGGCTTCACTTTGCACAAATGCAAGAATTGAAGCTGATGGCGGAGGTTTTTGGTGAGTATTTGCCTGATGACTACCCTTATGAGGTAGAAGGCGGCGATACATCCATCAAGGCCCAGGATTTTGATGGCCGCGTTGACGTTGTTCCTGTCAGCGACCCCAACATTTTCTCCATGACACAGCGGATTACGCTTGCTCAGCAGCAATTACAGCTCGCTCAGCAGGCTCCGCAGATGCACAATATGTATGAGGCGTATCGCCGTATGTATTCTGCACTTGGTGTCACGGATATCGACCTTGTTTTACCGCCACCTCCAGAGGCTCAACCTGAAAGCCCTGCCTTGGAGAACGCCCGGGCGCTTGTTATTCCGTCGGGAGGTCAGCCTTTGAAGGCTTTCCCTGACCAAGATCATCTGGCCCACATCCAAGCGCATGTCATGTTCATGAAGATGCCTTTGTTGCAGATGTCACCGGCGGTTTATGGCTTGCTTTTGTCACATGTCCTCGAACATCTGTCCTTGGCTGCACAGCAGCAGGTTGTTCTTCAGATGCACCAGAACGGGATCAACATCCAGCTTCAGCCGCATGAGATGGAAATCGAAGTTGCGAAGGCTGAAACCCAGCTTATGCAGCAGGTAATTCAAGAGCTTTCTCCTCCTCAGGGTCCAGACCCCTTGATCCAGATTCAACAGCAGGGCTTGCAGTTGAAGGGTCAGGAGCTTCAGCAAAAGGCTCAGGAAGCTCAGGCCAAGCTCCAGCTTGACCAGCAGAAGATGGCTATCAAGTCTCAGCACGATCAGGAGCGTATCCAGTCCAATGAGGATATCGCTCAGCTTCGAGCCAACACTGCAATGCAACGTGTGGCTGCTAACCGGATGGTGAGGTAATCATGCCAGATAGAGAATATGGTGGCGGAGACTATAACTCCGGTTACGGCGGTGGTTATTCTGCTCCAGATAATCCTCGCGCTGGTGATACTCCCGGCTTTGGAACAGGTGGCGGTGGTTCTGTTGGTGGCGGTGGCGGCTACGGCGTAGATGCTGGCGGCGGTTTGGCTCGCGGAGATGGCGGTCGCAATGACTGGATGGACCAAGGACGGGGTTCCAATGTCACGGACAATCGCCCTCAATCCCCAGTTGAACAGGCAGCAGGCGTAGGCCCGGGCGGTGCAGTAAACGCTGCCGGTCCTTCTCCAACAATTCCTGTTGGGCCAAGCCAATTCCCGGAAGGATTTGGTCTGGGTCTTTCTTTGTTTACAACGCCAGCGCCTATGGCTCCGAGTACCTTAGGCGTTCCGACAATTAACCTTAATCTTCCAAATAACCCTTATGGGGGTGCTTTCATTGGGCAGAATGTACGCAATTACATGAATCCCAATGTCGGCATTGGTACTCAGTTTTACGGAAATACAGGGCAGGTTAGCTCTGGCGCTTTAGGTCAGTCCCCTCAACCGACTGGCTTCAGGCAATCTCTGGACCCTCAAGTTCGTCAAGATTATTTGGACTGGCTTGAGAAGGAAAGCGGGATAGCTAAGGGTTCTCTTACAAAGCAACACGCTATGGAGGTCGGGTCGTCTGAAAATCCAGACACCGCTAGATCATCAACGGGTGCTTTAGGTCCTTTCCAGTTTACACGTGGAACTGCAAAGGCAACGGGTCTTATCAATCCTCTCACCGGTGAGGATGCAAGAACTGACTTTATTCAGTCGGCGGATGCTGCTGCACGTCTTAACGTCAAGAACGCAGAAGGCCTTTCTTCATTCTTTGGAAGACAGCCTACCGCTGCTGAACTATCGGTTGCATATCAGCAGGGTCTTGGTGGAGCTAAGGCACTTTTTTCTGATCCAAATGCCACTGCTGCCGACGCGCTTTCTAAAGCGTATAAGGGTGATGTTGATGCGGCTGCCCGTGCAATTCGGGTAAATGGCGGAGATCCAAACGCTCCTGCGAAACAATTCACGGATAAGTTGACATCTGCATTTAACTCAATGCCGTCAGATCTTACAAAGCTGGCTGCGTATCGTAGCCCTGCTGATCTCCCAGCCGCCAGCGGCAAAACGGCAGCAGCTCCATTGCTGGAAAGCCTCGGACTCGGTGATGTTTTTCCGGCGGGAGGCGGACAAACGGCGGCGCAAGCAGCGTCGTCAAGCCCACAGACTTTTGGTGATTGGCTTAGTGGTTTGTTTGATACTTCAGCTCGTGTCAAACAACTTGAATCGCAGGGTCGTACTTCAACGTACCCCGGTGAAGACGCATCTGACGTTAAGCAATGGTATGCTGATCAGTTTACCGGCGGCGACGTTAATAAAGTTCAATCTCGTATCGTTGATTTTGGTCAGGGTCCGGTTGTTGATTATTACGCCAAGGACTTGGGTACGGCACTTATGGAGGGCTTTACCTCTCCATTTAAGGCCGTTGGTGATATGTTCGGAGGTCAGGGGATCGAGTCACTTCCTCAGGGA